TCAATTTGTAAATTCAAAGTCTCTCTTTAATGATGGAATGAAATTTATTATACTAGATGAGGCAGACTATATGACAAAAAATGCACAACAAGCGCTAAAATATTTATTACAAGAGTATTCTGTTTCTGTGCGGTTTTGTCTGATATGTAATTATATTAGTCGTATCGATGAGGGTCTACAGAATGAGTTTTTGAAAATGCGTTTTAATAAAATACCAGATAACGATATACATAATTTTCTCTCTAGTATCGCAAAGGCAGAAGGATTGAATGTATCAGCGCAGACTATTCACTCTATACAGCAGTTATATAAGTCGGATATTAGAAGTATGATTAATTACATGCAGTCGAATCAAGATGTTCTGGATAATAAGGATTTTAGAATCATTAATAATGAAGTATTGGAGAATATTTATAGAAAAATGGTGAACAAAGAAGAGAATATGAATGAATATATAAGAACAATCAGTGTCGAATATAACATCGATGTAAAAAATATTATCAAGTATTTCGTTAATTACCTCATTCGTAGTAAGCCGTCAATTATTAACAAGGGTATTCTGGAAAGCATAGAAAATATTATGCATTATCAGGATTGTAAAAATGAGTATTATATTGGTTATGCAATGACGCAATTAACTGATCATATTGTGTCAGCTATTGTTGCTGCTGCGCCTTAGCATTTTTAAATATATAAAAATTGATTATATATTTAATTTAAAGGAATGAAAGCAAATAAGGTATAAACAGAAATGTCAGCGTCAGCAACAATCATAGATGATGAATGGGAATTGTTCTTAATGGCTCAAAACTCTACACCAGAATTAGACACAGATTATATTGTGTCAACGCATAAACATTCGAATTGTTTTGGGTATGACGATTCTGTAAAAGAAGATCCAGATGATGATGAAATTGTGATGCCACCACCAATATCTAAAACAATACAAAAATTCGGCTCAGATGTCATTATTGCCGATGAAGATATTCCTATTTCATCTGATATATATATTTCAACGAAATCGAAGATTGCGTATTTGAATCAAATGATAGATCTACATAGTATATTCTGGGGTATAAAAATCATACCTTATTCTCAACCAACAGAAGGTATTATCAAAAAACAGATGAAATTTAATTCAATGAGAGAAGAAGAGCTTGCAATTATAAAAGAAAATTTAAAAAATGAAAATTACTATGATGAACAAATCATTACCAGCATTCATAATCCCACCGGGCGAATCAAATTCAAGGATATACGCAAAGTTAGTGTTGGAATATCAAAGAAGGATATACTGAGTTATCGCATCAAGAAGAAGAGTGCATTTTATAACTGCTTTGTAATGATCATGCGTATTAAGGTCGACGATATGTTCAAGGAGTTTCATATTAAGATCTTCAATACGGGCAAATTGGAGATACCTGGCGTTCAAAATGATAAAATATATGAAATCATATTAGTTCATATATTGGAAACGCTACAACCCTTTATTGTGGAAGAGCTTCCATTGGGTTATAAACAAAAGAGCGACACTGTATTAATTAATTCCAATTTTAATTGTGGATTCTACATCAACAGAGAAGTGTTACATGAGTTGTTCAAATATAAGTATAATATTCAAAGCATATACGATCCATGTTCTTATCCAGGAATTCAGTCAAAATTCTACTTTAATCCTGATGTGGAAATACAGACTGGAAGTAAAATTCCAGAAGACAAAAAACACCTATATCCAAATGTGGTCGAAGTATCATTCATGATATTTAGAACTGGAAGTATACTTATTGTCGGTATGTGTGATGAACATGTGTTATACTGTATTTATGAATATCTAAAGAAAATACTCATCGCAGAATTTCATCAAATTAATCAAATGATCATAACAGATGCAAATCGAGTTGTCAAGGACAAGCGAAAGAAGATTAGAAAGAAAACCATGATAATAGATATTATTCAAACAGTTTAATAAATTGTGTTGGTTTCATTTTGAATATCATTTTCATATATATTTTTTCTCTCATTATTTTTGGAGATATCTCCAAATTTTTAATATTTTTACAGAATTTAGATACACATTCTAAATATTCTTCGCGAGTATAAATATTATTGAAATATTCCTGTAGTAATTCTGTTAAACAGAATAGGTTACAATAATTTATATAAGAAAAATCATATACAACTATATTTTTTAATATACCGAGGATTGAATCAATGATAGTAAATATATTTTCAAATGGACGTGATGATATTTGATTTTCGTTGTCATCATCATCATCATCGTCATTTGATTTATTATAATATATATAAGAAATAACCATCTTGATGATATTTCCATGAATCATCAACGTATCATATACTCTTTTTTCTGTTTCAATTGGATTTTTCTCCAAATTTTTACATAAAGATTTATTAATGTCAAAGATGGTTTTTTTGTAAATAAAAAGAACTGCATCTGAAATATTTAACTTTAAAAATACATTAGAATCATCCATAATTTGGTTAACAAATTCAATGTAAAAATAGATCGCCTTTTGACAATAATCATGTGTAAGATGGATATTTTTGGTATGATATATTAAATTGTTGAATATGTGATAGATTGTTTCTAATCCTTTGATATAAATGTAGAAATGGTTTTGATTATTTGTGTTAATATATAATTCATTCATACATTTTGTATATTCATTTGTCAAATTTAACTGCTGTTTCAATAAGCCACTTAGTTCACAATTTAAAGAAGACAGATAATTATCTGCATTTGTCAATATATATTTGAATTCTTTGGCCGGTGTATCGGTTAACATATTATACATTAATATAATTAATAAGTATTTGTTGTAATAATTAATAAGTATTAATAAGTATTTAAAGACAATAAAAATTAAATGATATAATGTCTACAGAAAATCAAACAATCACAGCTGCAGTTGGAACTTCAAGTTATAGATTACCTAGCGATGCCACACTGAAACACGCCGCAAAACTGGCTGTTGTAGAAGATAAACCTATCATGTTGGATTATTGGGCATCATCACTCGACAAGAAGGCGCTCATTGGAGTTCGTGAAGGCGGTGAAAAACTGTTGGTTAAGAGCGAAGATGAGTATACTTCTCCTGTCGCCAAATTTTACAAGAGTGGAACAGAGTATATTGTTATTACTGAAAACTCTATTTACTTGGTCTCTTCTGATATTCCTACACGTAAGATATCATAAGTTTAACCTCTTTGGAAAAAAATTGACATGTCATAACAATAATAATTTGTTCAATATCAAATTATTATTTATACGCGTTTACAACACTTTATTGCGTTGGAAATATAATAATTATATTCTTTAAGTTTAAAATATGGTAAAAAAATAATTAATTTATAATATAAATGCAAATATTAATTATAATCAATGAATACAAGAAATATCTATCTATATTGGACTGGCAATGAAAATACACTCATCTCTATATTACGCAATTTAATATACTTACATTCAACTAACGGAAAAGGTTATCACGTTCATTTAATTACTGATAAAAATATAAACGACTATATTCAATATATTCCAGCATATTTTCATAATTTGTCTCCTATACATCAATCAGAATTTGTAAGAGTAAATGTTATATGTGATTATGGAGGTATCTGGTTAGACTCTGAAACTTTAGTAATAAATACATTAGATCCTTTATTCGAATTGATTGAAAATAAGGATGGATTTTTTATTAGAGAAAATAATGATCGTATCATTAATGGAATATTCGGCAGTAAAAGGCTAACTCCATTAATGATTGAATGGAAACGACGAATGGTCGAATATTTAGAATTAAAACAAAATTCAATAATAGAATTAAATGAGATAGGCAATTTGATTCTTCAATATTTTTCCGATTCTAATATAGAGTTGTATGATAATTATGAAATATTTAATGGACTAGATAATTTATTTCCTGTTAATTGGGATTGTTGTGTAAGTGAATATATTGATAAACCATTTGATAATTATAAAAATATTATGCGAAATTTTCAACCATTAATATTAGTAAATAATTTATATAAAACTCTTGAATCTAAAACAGAAAAAGAAATATTAGATGGAAATATGCCTTTGAATTTTTTTATCAATAAATCATTCGAAAATATGAAATTAGTCGATTATGACTTTATTGAAATTGGAACGAGTAATTTTGAGACTTTGATAGAATTGGCAGATGACACAACAAAGGGAATTTCTGTAGATGCGGTAAAATATTATATTGACTGCTTACCAGATAAGATGAATTGTAAGAAAATAAATGTTGGCATATCAAATGTTAAATCAGTTTTAGATGTTTATTATATTGACGAAAAAGTGATTGAATCTAATAATTTGCCATATTGGTTCAAAGGATGTAATTGTATAAATACTTATCATCCATTACATTTAAAACATAATGTTTCACATTTATGTAAAATAGAAAAAGTAAATGTAATTACCGCATGTGAGTTGTTTTATACAAATAATGTGAAAAAAGTAAAATATTTAAAGATCGACACAGAAGGTCATGATTGTATTATATTAAAATCGTTATTTTCTTATATAAAAGGTTTACCTGATATGTTCTATCCTTGTAAAATACAGTTTGAAACAAATGAACATCATACTGTTGAAAGTGTTAATGAAATTATCACTCTATTTGGTTCGATTGGATATAGATTGGTTCATAGAGGTTATGATACTATTATAATTTATGATAACTGTAATTAATGCGAAATAATATATTATTATAATAATATATTATATGACATACGGCAATTTCTATTATGGAAAAGATGGGTTTCTTTATAAGAAGAGTCATACAACTGGTGCCAGATGGAATCCTCATATTGGACGCATTTGTAATCAACCACAAAATGTATTTAATAAATATACACCTGGTTCGGGTGTAGGAGGAACTAGCACAGCAATAAGGAGAGCAGCAACTAGTCGTGCTTCTCATTTTTACCCAAAATCCAGTAGTAGTAATGGAGGATGTTTTACACGACTTGGATTGTATTCGAGATATAATACAGGTAATTCTACTTTTTCGTTTAATTGGTATATCCCGACTTAGAAAGAGAGAAAAATAAATTGAATTATATTTTACAATATATACTTCAATTACTTAAACAAAACCAAGAAAAGACAACAGAAATGTCAGAACAATACATCAATCCTTTCGACGAATATTTATCTTCTGTGAAAACAGCAGATATTTCTTTGCCAACAAAGAATGAATATAAAACTCGCGTCGTGATGCCAAGAATTCGGTATATCAACAAAGGCGTTCAACGAAAGTCGTATAATAAACTCAAGAAACAATTGCGTGAAACACAGCAAAAATTGTCTCATTTGGAGCAAATAAGTGGCGATGCTATTTCTCGTTTATATGAGTTGGAAAAACAAATATTACCAACACCAATAGAAGATACAAAATATTTATGTTGCGGATGTAATACAATATCATATAATATAAAATCATCGGCAATCTCTATAGGCGATTTGGGTGGTGAATCAATAACACGCGATGTGGATAATTCTGTCTTATATTATCATAAGTTTAATATAGATGCAATTCCATTTGGCAATGGTGTGGGGGGTAGTTCTTATATATTAAAAGACGAACAATTTACAGATATTATTGGACAATTCGATCGTGTAAAAATAATTCGTATTTATAGTTCTTCAGATTATTCATTTTCACCATTTTCATTAGAGCAACGTGGGTTATGTTCTGAACAATCATCAAAGTTAAGAGTAAGTGGTAAATTTATAAATGCTCTTACATTACTTATACATAATAATAACCAATGCGAACTACATTTTAGAATGGGTATTAATAGTTTTATGTTAGCGCATATATGTTCTAACATAAAACTCAGACATGTATCCAAAATTATTGTATATTTTCAAGATGATATACGATTATATTCTTCATATCAAGGTAGAAATCCGCAGATAAAAATGACACAAACTGAATTTACAACATCGCAAATAAAACTATTCATGGATTCAATCAAAAAGAAATATCATGATAAAATACATATTATTCGTTCAACATTTATCGATTGTTGAATGATCATTTTAAACAGAATACGATTACGACTATTATTGTTCTTTAAAATACGCATTTTTTATTTTCATTGAATTGGTATAAAAGAGAGAAAAATTGAACTATATTTTACAATATATACTTCAATTACTTAAACAAACCCAAGAAAAGACAAAAGAAATGTCAGAACAATACATCAATCCTTTCGATGAATATTTATCTTCTTCAGAAGAAGAAGAAATATCACCATTTGTGAATCCACTTGTTACATATCTTCAAGAGAATACTTCTTTAAAAGAAGAATTGAGAGAAACGAAAAATGAATTGACAGAAACAAAAGCACGGTTAGCAAAATTGGAAGAACAAATGGCGATCGTAATGGACAGAAGTCGTTTGTGTACGATTGTTGATTTTATTGGCAAAAGTTTTGTAGATTTGGATTATCAAGAAATACGTATACATGAATCTTGTGATAATCATGTTGGTGGACATTGTCAAATAGATGTTGCACTTAATGAACATTATAGCCATATTATTACTCCAATTTTACGTGAGAGACATGGCGCATCTGAAATACTTGAACAAAGACAAATTAATAATGTTTATATGTTAATGCGTTCATTACATAATATACGGAAAATTAATTTAAGTTTCTATACAGGTCAACATGAAAGAGAAAAACACGATATATCTCTATATTACACGTGTAATATGATTAAATTATTGGTTGATAGAAATACGAATATTGACATTAATATGGAGATGTATATTACCACGGGTTCAGAATCATTCTTTCGTGACCTTAAAAAAGTATTTAAACAAATTGACCATAATAAAATTAACACAATTACATTTCGTAAAGAGGTATTAGAACCAGAAAAGCAAGAAATATGCGATACTATTACAGAATGTAATCCGGGATTTCTTGAGAAGATTGTGTTTACGCTTCTTTAAGTTCAATCATAATATAATACTTCTTTGTACATTTTTTTATTTTAAACACCCGCTTTATAAATATATTTATAATGAAAAATAAAATACTTTTCGTTCTGTAAATTGTAAAATGTTATTTGTTTATTTTTGTTATAGTCTAAATCATAGTTATCTATAAATGTCGAAACATATAATAAGCCATTATAAACAGCTAAAAACCCATTATCATATAAATTATGACAATATCTACACATAAATTCTACAACATTTTTATCATTTCTCTCATTATTATTTAATATACATCTTGGTTTTAGATGCGCTGTTTCTAATAAACATAATGGTAATTTTTTATCACAAATTATACATATATTTTGTTTATTTGTAATTAAATAATTTCTTAGTTGTTGTTGTTCTTTTCTAATTTCTCTCAATTGATATTTTCTATGTGTTTTATTATATTTTTTAAAAAATCTAATAATTATTTTTGAATAATAATACTTATGGTCATTTAATATTACATGTCCTTCTTCTGTTAATTCATTATTTTTATTATCAACAAAAATAATGTTATTTTTTATTAAAATTATTAATTTGGTTTTTATATCATTTATTTCAACTGATTTATTATATCGAAGTTTTATATAATTATATATGTCAATTAGCGAGTTTTTGTCTTGCAGAATAAAAGAATTAATAATATGATCCTTCATAGTATTAATTCTTTGTAAATTAATTTTAAGTCAAATTATAATGAAACCATAATATTATAACCTCTTTTACCTGGTTGATTATTTAAATCAACTCCTTTGCTTAGTTCTTCTTTATAATTTAGTTTTTCAAACTCCTCTCTGAATTTTTTTTGTATTTTCAAGCATTTTTTACTATTTATTATACACCACATTTCATATATTTTATATATGTCTTTTATACCAAACCTTAAATTGGGTTTATCTGTTTTTTTACAGCAGGAATTTGCAAATAATACTATATCACTATTAATTAATTGTTCAGGCGAATTATTTGTATTTGTTTGTATAATATTTGTAATAGGTAAAGGAGCTACTATATTTAATGAAATAATTTCTGGTTTATCTTTATCAAATAAATATAACCAACCATCTGGAGTTTTCCAGTAATATTTACCTGGCAATCCTCCATCTTCTATAAAATCGTCATTGTCTTCATTTGAATATCCATGAGTATTCAGTCGTTTATACTCTTCTTTGAGAACAGAATATTTTACTTTATCACCATCAATAATATATGGAGTTTTTTTTATACAATTATTTGTTTGTTTAGGTAAACATTTTTTATTTGTTGTAATAGTAATATGTATATTATCATAATTATCGTAAACTAAAATATTATATGTGTCTAGTTTACGTTTTGTAATATAATAATTGTAAGGTAAACGATTTTCAATTGCGGTTTGTATACCATTATATCTATCACTATTAAGAGAACCTTTTTTAATTTGAACTACTCTATCTAATTTATATTTTTCCAAAAATGGAAATTTTTTTAACACTAATTCATTTAAATTATTTCTATCAAAATTAATAATAATATTTTTAGCAATACACAAAGGAACTCCGCTATCATAATCACCATATTTATCAATAAAATCACTAATGTTTATTTCTTTAATTTCATTAATACAAATATAATCAGGTAATATTTTTGTTTCTTTACACCAGTTGCTTATTTCAGTTTCATTCATATCATCAACAAGAATGAATCTATATCCATTAAGTTTGGGGTCAAACTGTTTATTAATTTTTAGATTTCCTGCTCGATTTGATCTTGTATCTAATTTTTTTATATATTTTTTAAATTGAAACTCACCACTATCTATTATACTTTCTAATAAATCTTTAATGTCTTCCCAACTCTCGCAATCCATTATATATTTTTCTATATTTTTTATAAATTTGACATAAAAATTTTGTATAATATCTTGTAATTCAGGAGTAGTCCATAAAGTAAGTTTCATAGAACCATTTTTAAGTTCTAAATCATTATATTTTCCTTGTAATCTTAATCGTTGTGAAATATCAGTACAATTTAATGATGAATGAGACACAAAATACTGGTCGGTTAAATGTAGTGAATAATTATCATAATCATCACTTGTAAAAGAATAACCCCTTTCTCCATATTTACCTGTTATTGTTATAATTGTTTTATACACAATAGGTACCTCGCTTTTTTCAAATAATATTCTTAATAATTTATAAACAAATTTTATATTTAATATTTTGGTGTTTATATTGAAATAACAATAATTGTTTGGTAGTTCTTCAGATTTTTCGGTATCTACAGATGAACCATAAACTCCACCAGTTTGCCATAATCTTTGACTTGTCGATGATTGTTTTGAGTCCCATTTAGACCAAGATTTAATTTCCATTTCATATTTTTTTGATAAATATAATCTTAAACAATTTCCATGATATATTACAATAAACAAATCAGGAAAATCTTTAATAATTTTATCTACTAAACAAAATTGATTAGCTCTTATTTTTTCTTCACTTATTAACAACGAATTATATTTTATCGTTGGTCTTTCAAGTATTTTTTCTATAATTTTTTTAATATTAATATTATAATCTCGAACAATGTCATAACAAGTTTTTTTTTTGTGATATTCTATATCTTGATAATCCCACCATGATTCAACAAGAGTTGTGTTAAAAATTATAGAATTATTAAATAATCCATAATAATCATCTGATCTTTTCATTTTGTGAACTTTTGATATTTTAATTTGTATATCAGTCTCGTCGCTTAATCTTGTTGTTATATTTTATAATAAAGAATGTGCTGTGCCTGTAATGTGTAAAGCATATTTTACTTTTTTATATATTTTAGCAAGTAATATTTCACT